AATCATTCCAACACTCCCTCTCTGGAGTGTTCCATTCTCGTGGCACGGGATTACTAGCGAGTGTACATCGTTGTAACGAAAATATTCAAGTTTGCATTGACCTGGACTGATTTCCACATATCCAACAATTAAAAAAGCAATAAATTCCATAAGATTAAATCAATTGTTGTTTATGATGCGGCAAACTTCTGTCCTGGGGTTTTCCGTTTTTAGGAAACTGATAAACACCGTTGATACATAAAATCCAATTAGTTCCTGTTTTAGCATCATGAATACGAATTCTGTCACACGTTCTCATGAAGTGAGGAACTTGTCCTGGTCCCATGGGAGTTGCTGTAAAAAGTGATGCCAAGATTAGAGGGATCATTTTTTCTTGCCGCCATTCTTTGCTTTCTTAGCAGTAGCATTCCCCTGATTCTGTTTGGAGTTCTTTTGTCCTCCAGGAGAACCTTTCTTCCCCTTGTTTGGTGACTTAGACATCAGCAGTTCCACGCACGTAATGATTTATTTATGCGAGAATCTGGATCCCTGGCAGTTTTTGCGGAAGTCAGTTTGGATTTCATACCTTTCATTCTGGCACAAAATGACGCCCTGCGGGGATTTCCAACCTCTTTTGAAGGTGCTTTAAGGTCGCTTCCAGGATTTTCTCTTTCATAAGACTTACGTCCTTTTTCGTTAAGACCACCAGACTTATTCTTACCTGCACTGCGGGTCCATGCAGCACCTTCTGCAAGTTTTCTAAACTGTTTAAAAGTTTTCATGTCAACCGCCAACAATTTGTACTTGTTCAAATACTACACTGGCACCAATTGCTTCTAGTTTTGCTACTCTTACTACTTGAGCAGAATCCCCTGTTGAATGAGTAAAATCTTGAGTTGCAGCAGAAGCATTGATATCAGTTGTAATGGAATTGCCAGTTTTATTAGTTACTTTCTTTCCATCAGCTGCAGCAGATTCAAAGGCAGCAGGAAGAATTGAACCTGAATCAACTACAGCAATATAATCTCCAACTCCAAATGGATGTGTATCTGTAGTTGCACCAGCAAGACCTAAAGTATACACACAAGTCGCAGAATCGGTTGCTTTATAAATTGGAGCTTTTCTTGCCTTGCCTCCAGAAAGTAATAAAGATTCAGATGCTTTTACTACTACCGCAGGACCATCATTAATTTTTACAGTGCAATCTGTTCCTGCAGTGATACGAAACACTCCACTACTCATTTCTACATATCCTGTTCCACCAGATGCAACAGTGCTGGTTGAAATTACATTAAATACAGACATTAAGATACTCCTATTCTTGTATATTTCTTCTATATTATTTATCTTCTATCTGTTTTTGTTGTTTTAAAAACTTTTGCAATTCTGCAGTAGAACCAACAAACAGAGAATTATTTACTGTAGTCTGTGATTTGATTACGTCTGAATTTATATCCTTAACCTTCTTTTGTAGATCTAATAGCTTATCTGTTACATCTGCAACGTGTTTAATTAATTGACCAGCAACTTCATACGTTCTTGGGTGATCACTTGCTTGTGCAACATCTAAAATACCGTTGACAGCTTCTTCACCCTTTTTAATTAAATTGTATAAAGTAGCTCTACTATATGCATAGTCATCTGTAATGTCAGATGGTGGATTTTCAGATTTGACAACCTCAACTTCTACGCTAGATGGTGTTACTTCAATATCACCAGAAACGTTGAATACGTCATTTAATGCAGAATAATTTTTATCCATATATTATGACCACTCACCACTAAATCCGAAGTTATCATTGTCATCTAATAAAATGACATCAGCAGCATTTACAACTGAGAATTTGTGATTAGTACCAGCAGATGCAGGTATTATCAAATCAATTGAAATATTGTTTGATGCATTTTTCTTTGTTGTTGCAACTCTAAAACTATTTGCATCAATTCGAATTATATAATAAGTTCCTAGATTTTCTAGAGGAGTAATTGCAATCGAATTACCACCAACACGATATGTAACCTTATCTCCTGTTACAAAACCATGAGCATTTAAGGTTATTGTATTTGAAGCTTGATTTACTGCACTTGCACTGAATAGTGTTCCATCTTCATTTTCATCTTGTAGTGCTTCTGGTTCTACCGTATAACGTAATTCTCTTGTTCCAGTTTCTACATTGGTTGTAGTATATACATCCGAAATAACCTTGCGAATTACACCACCAGTATTTGCATTAATTGGACCATACATGTAAGTTTTGGCAACAAATATAAAATTATAAATTAATGCTCTTCTTGCTGTATAATCACCTTCATATTGATCATCCACAGTTACTGATTGTAAAATAACAGGAATGTCTTTCATTTCATTCATGTCTGGAATTATATTAACACTAATGGTTAGTGATGGTTGAAAAAATGGTAAAATTTGTTCTACAATTTGAACTGCATCATCATTGTTTTTTGATATGACACTTAATTCAAATTCAAGATTATATGGAACTGGTAGGTACTGACTCTTAACATCACCATTATCAGTTTTTTTGACGGTTGTAATTGGATTTAATTTTCTACTTGAATCATAGGTTATACCAGTCATTTCAAATGAAATTCTTGGTAAAGTTATTTGCTGTTTATTAGATTCTAATAAATCTGGTAGTGCAAAAATTCTTGCAAGAAATTTATCCCTTGGTCCATATGCTAAAGGAACTCTGAGAGTTTGAACAATATCGCCATCAGAATCTTTTCTGATGAGTTGAATATTATTAAACATAGTTCCAAATCCAACGATTGTCTTTCGTATGGATTCGTTATAAAAAGCCTTACCTAACATTAGAAGCCACCTCCCATATTTCCATATTCACCAAATGGATTACCATCTGACCAATCTATAATCAGATCGCCTTGATCCTCATAGTATTTATTCTCATCATAATATTCGTTACTATTTTCAAGTACACTGAAATCGTATATTGTCCATGTAGCATTTGTTTTTTCACCTCTTACTATCATGTTTAGGGAAAAATCACCAACTCTATTAATCAATTCTAATTCTCTAGTAGTCTTATTCCAAGAAGAAACATATCCATATATTTCTGGTTTTGATACGGAATATACTTTTTCTCCAACAGAATAAGTACCAGTTCCATCTGGAGACAAAGTATATATTACTCCACTTGAATTTTCTCTCATAATGTCATCAAGTTCATCAACACCAGTTTCAATTCTTTCATCGGAGTATTCCATTAACTCACAACGTAGTTGATAGGTTTGAACTGCTCCTAGTTGTCTAAATGGAAGTTCGTTTTCTACAAACTTGATTTGAAATATCGATTTTGTTAATGGGAAATAAATCAAATCACCTTCGTTTGGTCTCGCAGTACTTACTAAGTTATTGGAAGAAGATACTAAATCTTCCCATCTTCTTTTAGAAACAATGAATGTTGCTTCGTCACTTATCCTCACACCAAATTTTGTAAATAAGGTTCCATCTCCCTGAAATCCATCAAAATTCGACATATACATTTCAATTGTATAGTTCTCATCAAATTTTGATAAAATATCTTCTCCAAACAAATTATCTAGTTTGACTATTTCTCTTGGAAGATAATAAACATCCAAACCATAAATCTTTAAAGATTCTATGATTAAATCTTCGTATAGTCTTTGTTCTGTTGGTGTTCCGTATGTGAAGTAAACGCTTTTCATATTTTACCTCCTATCCAATTAGATCAAAAGGAGGTAATTCATATGTAGATGACATTTTCTCTTCTATTTCACGAAGTTCTTCAATTGCATCATCATACAACTGTCTTCCATTAAATGTAACACCACCAGGCATTTGAATACCTTCAAACTTAATTAAGTTTTGTCCCCACTGTTTTTTAATTAAAGCAGTTAAATATTTTTTGACAAATATCTCGTTATAACATTTAGTGTACTCATCTGGATTTAAAGCCCTATAACAATCAATGATAATAAAATCATTAGTCTGCATTCGATCCCAATCCAAATCAATAAACAATTTATTTTGAACTTTGTTATATCTTAATTCTTTATGTCCTTCTAGTAAGAAATCTAGTGTCTCTAGATATTGCATTGTGACACGATAATTTAAAATGTCATATGCATAAAAGTTATAAAAATCATTTAAGAAAAATTGATATCTAAAACCAAACAGATTATTTACATAAGAGTTAGAAATTTTAAAAATTCCTTGTACTCCAATAACGTGTTCTGGGAGTGTTAAATATCCGCCTTGAGATTCTTTGAAATTTAAATTATCTGGTAAATTTGTATCTATATTTGCTTTTGCGTTAGTAATATCTTGTTCAGTTAATTTATATTTTAAATAAACTCTTTCAACACCAGCATACATTCTCTCATTAAATAGTTGCATGGTATCATCGATCAAATCTTCGATCTGATCATCATCAACGTTTATTTCGATAACTGGTTTTCCTAACTTTCTAAGACAATATTCTTTTAGTTGGGATCTGGAAGATGGTTTTGCCATTTATCTTGTTACTCCTGCATTAATGGTAACAACTCCTTCTACAACCCTTGTCTTGACAAGACTGGGACTTGGTGAAAGAATCACAATATCATAAACATATCTTCCTTCAGATAAAGAACCCGTTTGACTTGCAGATAAAGAAAAGATAATACGTCCACTAGTTCTTGGTGTTGGAAAAGTTATTGTGAAAGGTGTGCTTGTTGAACTATGATAAGATTTGCGAACTTGACCAGTTGCAGTATATCCAGTCAAATTTAAAGGTACACCATCTTCCTCATATACAACAACATCTGCTGTAAAATCGGTATATTGATCGACGTATAAGTTGGATACTACTGCCATGGTTTTTACTTCTATTTATTTACAATTTGGATGATAAATTGATTAATAAATTTTTTATGTCACTTAATTCATTTTTAATAGTATTCACCTCATATTCTAATCTATCTATTTTTTTAGCTTGTGATTTTTTAATACACATCATATCCATGTATTTTTCATACTCACTTATATTTTCATTTACAATGGCCCCAGATAATAAATCACGTTTAAAATCTGGGTGACCTTGTACTTTTGCTTTTGGATTATCTTCAATCATAATGCAAGTGCGATAGCTCTAAATTTTTGAATTAGTGGAACTCTGGATTGATCTTCAGCTGTCATGACAATTTTGACTGAGAATTGTTTGAATTGTGGGAGATTCTTCTCTTCAAAAATAAACTCCCTGAAATCAAAATCATCTTTAGAAGTTGGATAAGATTCTTTAAATTTTAATTCTCTATAGTTATTTTTCTCAAAATCATTGATACCATCATCTCTTCCTAATTTCACATAAACTTTAATTTCATTTGAAGCAAAACGAACAGCATCAAACATTACTTGAACTGATGTAGATGGATTTGTTAATGATGCTTCTCTTGTAATATAAATTGATTCATGTAAACTTCCATTTGGTTTAGTTTCATTATCAAATGATGTCTTGTTAATTCTGTTGGAAGTTAAACAAGCTGAAACTCTTTCCAAATCTAAAACGGGAGAAATATTAGGATTGTCACTATCTAATTGTATAGCAAATTCTAGTGATTTTTTATTTGCTAGATATGTACTTTGATTTATATTTGATGCAATTAATCTAGGACTGTTTAACTCTACAATTCCCGACATTGGAATTTCTTCATTTAAAACAAATTCATATGAAGGTTGTTTTTCGGAATTAGTACACGAAATACTTGTTGAAGAAACACTATTCATTCTTAGCCTCATTGAAGTAGATGGGAATGTAGTATACATCAAGTTTGGTGTAATTGTTTCATACTGAATATTTCTTGTTGCATATGCTTTATTCTGACCTCCATTAATAGATGCGGTTGCAATTTTTGGGAGAACCAATGTATAAGTATCGAGAGTTGGATTTCCAATTGCGTTATGTGTTTTATTAATATCAATTAATGGAATTCCATTCAAATTATAGCATTCTACAATTAATCCTGCAGCGTGTGCAGTGATTGAAGTTGAATTTTGTCCTCTTCCGTTTTGTGGAATTGTAATTGTATTTGTAGAAGCATTGACTGCACTATACTTAATAATTTCATCTTGAATTTTAATATAACCAGGGTTACTAGCAGAAATTGCTGCACCACCAATAATAGTATCAAGTTGTGATACGTCATCCAGAGTAAAATTAGATCCTCCAACTGCAGTTACTTGGTTTGTTGTCATTGGAGTTACTAGAGAACTATTTGCTGATTCTGATTGAATTCCAGAAATAGTAACTTTGTTTCTACTGGTATGCATACCATGATTTCTACTATAGATAGTTACTGTGGAAGAACCAGCCGTCATTTTAATTGGGTCATTCTTTAGTTTTACTGTTTTCAATTCTTTATTCTCTAGATACACTTCTGCTGAAGAAGTATTTTTAAATGAAGCTCTATATAATTTGAACTTCAAATCTTCATATTGGTCTGGAGTCCATGTAGATGCGTTCTGTGATTTAAATAAAACACCTGCATATGGTTGTTCAGAAATAATTTTTTTAGTTACAACATCTTCTTCACCCATTCGTGAAATCCACATCTTATAAAGGTTTGAGTCACTAAATACAACCAAACAATGTTCAATGTTTTCGGGAATATAAACTGGTGATGGGAAAGTAAATGTTGTTGCTACTGTTCCGTTTTCTGATAGTAAAACTTCAGATGGTTTTTTGGTTACATCACTGAAAGGAAGAATAGTTCCAGTTGGAGAACCATTAAACATAGTTCTTACTTGAATATTAACTGAAATTTTTGGATCTTTTGTTTGGAAGAATAAATCTACCTTAGTTAAGAAACACCCACCACTTGTAGTTACCAAGAATGATTGAGCAAGAGGATCATACCAACCAATTTGTTGTTCACTTCTTCTTGTTTGTGTAATTGTTTGAGTTTGTGTTAATGATTGTGTTTAAACATTTGCATTTCTAACAGCAAGAACTTGTGCCTGAACTACACTCGATGTTCCTTCTGATGTGAACTTGGATTCTGCTGAAGTATCGACAATTCCAGGAATTCTGCTATCGGTGTCACTAGTTGTCAATCTAAAAGTCGTGGAACCATTTGCAAATTGTGGGTTTCCCGAAATATTTGGATCTGGAATATATACAATTCCTCTCCACGCTCCATTTTTATCAGTAAATATTCTGGTTGTCTTTAGTGTTGCCCTTGCACCACTAGTAACACCAACAATACTACATTTTTTATCTTTAAATGTATTTAAATTAATGTAAGTTGGATCTACCAATTCATCAAATTCAATATTTAAATATGGTGTAGTTGTCGCATAGGTAGATCTTGTAGTCAAATCTGTATTTGTATAAGGATTTTCATTACCATAATCATATAAATTTTTGACTACACCAGTTACATAAAACTTATCACCAGAAATTCCAGACTGAGTTGCTCCCGAAGTAGAACCAGAAGGACCAGCCAAAACTGCTCCAATCGGTGGAATTGGAAGAATAGAATTACCTTCATCGAGACCAACAAAAATTACTTTCTCACCAACTTTGAATGATACACTATTTGATGGAGTTAAAGTTACTGTTTTACCACCAACAGACGCAGTTACATTTCCTTCGGAACCACCTCTATACACTTCTAGTAAATTAAAA